AAGATATTCGCAAAAAAAGAATAGTTAATAACCTTATTTAGCTATAGACCCCGTATGATATCTTTCATACGGGGTTTTGTTTTAAGAGAAACTACTTATAGTATATAGGAGAAAATATGCATGGCCAAGCCTACTCTTACACCCGCAAGTACAACCAGCAAGGTTATTTTACCTTCTGAAGGATCTTTAGCTCAGTCATCTCTCGGATCAGCAAACGCCGACTGGGCTGGCGATACGACACATTATCCTTTCGGTATTTATGTTGATACGGAGTCTGCTCTCTACTCTTCGACTTTCATGTCAGGAGCATCTGACCAAGTGGCTTACACTTACAAGAAGCTAGGTGGTGATGTGCTTGATATCGAACTTACGGTTGGTAATGTTTATGCTGCCTACGAAGAAGCTTGCTTAGAGTACTCTTACCATATCAATAAACACCAAGCTAAGAATGTGCTTGGAAGTTTGTTAGGCTTTGCAACAGGAACCTTTGACCACGACGGTCAAATGGTCGGAGGAGATGCTTCAGGTTCAGCCGTTAACTTAGCTTATCCAAGATTCAAGCTAGAGTACGCTAGAAGAGTTGGAGATGGTATCGCATCCGAGGCAGGCTTCGGTGGAAACCAAACAATGTATTCAGCTTCGTTTGCTATAACGGGTGGTATTCAAGATTACGACCTGCAAACGATTATCTCTGGTGCCTCGAACACTAACACCGACAACGGAGTCGGCGGGCCCGTTGACTATAACGGCTTGGTCGGCAACAAGAAAGTAAGGATTGATAAAGTCTTTTACAAGTCACCAAGAGCTATGTGGCGCTTTTACGGATACTATGGCGGCCTTAATGTTGTGGGTAACTTAAACCACTATGGCCAGTACTCGGACGATACAACCTTTGAGATAATACCAGCATGGCATAACAAAATGCAAGCTATGGCTTATGAAGACCACTTGCACACAAGACTATCTCACTACTCTTACGAGATTAAAAACAATAAAATCAGAATCTACCCACAACCTGACACAATGACTAGCTATATGTGGGTTAACTTTACAATTGATACCGACCCATGGACGGAAGACGAAGATCGCAAGTTTGGTGCGGATGGTATCAACAATATGAACACACTTCCGTTTGAGAATATCCCTTACAAGAATATTAACGCTATTGGTAAACATTGGATCCGTCGCTTTGCTCTTGCTCTAAGCAAGGAAATGCTAGGCCAGATCCGAGGCAAGTTCGGTGGCAATATTCCAATTCCCGGTGATAATGTAACTTTAAACTCATCTGACCTCTTAGGACAAGCAAAGGACGAGCAAGACGCTCTTAAAGAGGAGCTTAAAACAATATTGGATGAAATGACTTATAAAGCAGTTGCTCAGCAAGATGCAGAGATGATCGAGGCCATAGATAAGGTTTACAGCGAAGTTCCTTTACTTATTTATCAGGGGTAGTTAGATGTCAGAAAACAATAAATGGTCACAACCAGACGCCCCACCTCCTCCCTTATTTACTGGGAAGAAGGAAAGAGACTTAGTAAAGCAGGTCAACGATGAACTCATTGAAAGAGTTATTGGCCAAACTGTTATTTATTATCCCTTGGACACAGAGACAACAAACTACCATGACTTGTATGGTGAAGCATTAAGAAAGAACTTTCTACCTCCAGTCAGGGTGCATGCGTTGGTTGAGTTCGAAGGCATCAATACAAAGTACAACACAAACATCGGTTTAGATAAAGAAGCTAGTGTCACAGTACACTTCCATAAGCGTCGTTTAACCGAAGACCAAGACCTATACGTTAGAGAGGGAGATTTTATTTTATACGGAAAGCTATATTACGAGATAGTTACTTTATCGGAGCCAAAACAATTGTATGGCCAAGTTGACCATCTCTTAGAGATATCGGCTAAATGCGTAAGAGCACGCGAGGGACTATTCGATGCCACCTGATTATTCACATACTGAAATAAAAGATGTCGATGGCTACATAAAAGAAGTCTCGTTTATGCCGTCAACACTGGAGACCATCGATAGAGCCTTATTTAGTTTCATAGACTCAGAGATAAACATTCATGTCAATACTAATAAAGGCTGGAATAAAGTACCAACGATATGGGTTTCGGCAGAAAGAGCATTCCAAATAAAGAATGATAAAGATCTAAGAGACTCCAACGGCGTACTAAAGCTTCCTTTAACAACTATCGAAAGAACTTCGGTAGTAAAAGACCCTTCCTTCAAGGGTGTGTTCCAAGCACACATTCCGGACTCTGGACAATCACTAAGATCCACGCGCAGGGTTAACATACCCGCTGGTCGTAGGGTTAACCAAGATAAGACTTCAAACTTTAGAAATGCACAGGCTGCAAGGCAGTCTGGGGACATTAACAACACCAACGTAGGTAGTGGGCAGGTAAACTTCCCAAACGACCTCACAGGCAAAGATAGAGTAGTATTTCAGACAGTTTATCAACCAATTCCAGTTTATGTTAAAGTAATGTATTCCATTAAGGTTAAGACAGAGTACTTACAACAGATGAACGATGTGTTCCAGCCTTTTATAACAAAGACAGGGCAGATTAATAACTTCTTTATAAACCATGAAGGACATAGGTTTGAAGGCTTTATCGAAAACGATTTCGCCCAGTCAAATAATGTTGCTGAACTGGGAGAAGAAGAAAGAAATTACGAAACCGAAATACAGCTAAGAATACTTGGCTATTTGATGGGCGAAGGCCCAAATGATGAAAAACCTAAACTATCTCTCGTCGAGAACTACGTTGACGTGAAGATTCCTAGAGAGAGAGTCATAGTAGGGGATATTAATACGTTCCTGAAAGAGAATGACGAAGGCAAAGGTTTTTATAGAGAGTAAATAGGGTTTTGCCATTAAACAATACTATTTATTGTGTAGTAGGCCGTATAGTTAACCAACTATATTTAAGGAGAAAATATAGATGTCAGATTCTAGAAAATTTAAATTCGTTTCACCCGGGATATTCCTGAACGAAATCGATCAATCACAGATCCCATCCCTACCAGATAATGTAGGGCCAGTCATTGTAGGACGTACTGAAAAGGGTCCCGGTATGGTGCCAGTCAGAGTAAACTCTTTTTCAGAGTTTGTTGAAAAGTTTGGTAACCCAGTTGCAGGTAGAGGCGGTACACTTGATGTATGGCGTGATGGCAACTATTCCTCCCCTACATATGCTGCATACGCAGCACAAGCTTATTTGAATGCCGGCGTTGGACCGGTCACAATGGTTCGTCTTATGGGAACAGAATCCCCTGACGCAACAACTGGCGGTTACGCTGGCTGGACAACCGCAAAAGCAAGCCCCGATACCACAATTGCTGACAACGGTGGCCCAATGGGTCTCTTCGTATGGTCATCTGGTTCGGCCAACGCCACAGCAACAATAACTTTTTCAAATGCGCCCAACGCAGACGAAACAATCACAATTATATCTGGAGATGGAACTTCCGTGACACTAACCTGTCATGCAACAGACACAGCAGGATTAACTTTTGCTCGTACCGGCGTCGACCATGGTACAGATAATTTGCAAACAGCGATTGAAACCAACTTTGGTAGCAAGATACAAGTCACGCAGCCAACATCAACGTCATTATTGTTAACTCAGACTGTAGCTGGAGCAGCAGGTAATACCACGATTACTTCTGGCTTGGCCAACGTAGCAAAAACCGACTTTACAGGAGGCACCCCGACTGATAAGGGTACTCTTGCCGCAGTATTCTACATTGATAACGGTGGCTCTCTTGTTCTTACAGGCTCAGCAGCCGGCGCCCCCGGTGTTGCCTCGAAAGTCCAAGGTGCAGCAACAGTTGTTCAATCAAATGCCTCTGGTGAGTTCAAAGCACTTATTTATAACGGCACCTCTGGTGTAGAAGAAAACATAACGTTCAGCCTTAACCCAGACAGCGATAAGTTTATTCGCAACGTTTTCAATACTAATCCACAAAGAGTGAACACAGATATCGAATTGGGAGACAACACAAAGTCTTACTGGTTAGGCGAAAGTTACGAAAGATACTTAAGCGACCAAAGTCTCAACACAGCAGCCGTTCGTTACGGAGCAATCCTTGCAGTTGTATCTGGTTCGACCGAGAACGGTAACCACGAGAAAGAGATGCCTTACCGCGATGCTCACTCCGGCTGGTTCTTCGCACAAAACATGAATGCGGACAATACACTCTATGAGTACAACGACATGCAAAAGCTGTTCAAGTTTGTTGGTATCAACGGACACGGCCAGTGGCTGCAAAACAATATCAAGATCTCAATCTTAAATATCCGCGCTTCTAGTAACGAAAATGTCCCATACGGTACTTTTGATGTTATCGTCAGAAAGGTCAAAGACGCAGATACAGCTCCACAAATACTGGAGAGGTTCTCTGGTTGTACGTTAGACCCGTCTAGCCTAGACTACATCGCCGCTAAGATTGGTGACACTAAGTTTGAGTGGGATGCATTAGAGAAAAGATACCGTGAATACGGAAGCTATCCAAACCAATCAGAGTACATTCGTGTTGTTATGAATGATACGGTAGACAACGGCGGAGCAAATTCTGAACTTCTTCCATTCGGTGTCTATGGGCCCCCTCGTTTCCCGGGTTGGTCAGCTTACTCTGCTTCTGTGGCAGTGACTGATGCTTACCCATCGACCACTGGCTACGCTAGTCACGATATTCCGGACATGCCTACTACAACTAATGACAGGTTCTTGTATTCAGGTGGTTCAGGCGGCGAAGGAAACTCAATACACTGGGGCTCGGTTGACATTACTTATCCTGCTGTTGCAACTCGTGGAGCTTGTTTATCATCCACGACTGCTGATGGCGCCGACCCTACCAAGAACGCATACTTCGGTCTACAGACAAGCAAAGTTGCAACCGGCCAAGTCTATGATGTTGGCTACCCTGACTACGTTAGAGCCTTCGGCAAAGATATCGTCCCAACCGCGAATTGGAATGACAACTTTGGTCAAGGCACCCTTCCCGGTGGTCTTGTTAACCAATGGGTGTTCTCGCTCGATGAGATTGTTGTTACATCAGGTTCTTCATACACTACCACTAACCCGTCTAACGCTATCACAGAAGCTACTTGGACATCTGGTTCATACAAGGCAGCAACGTCTTGGAACGCCGACCCGACCCAGAGTGGACTTGGTGCAGTAAGATACAAGAATATACTTGACTCTAAGATCAACCGCTTTACTTCACCGCTCTTTGGTGGCTTCGACGGCCTTAACATTAAGGAACGCGACCCGTTCCGTAATAGTGGGCTTACAAGCGGTACTGAAACCACTAACTACGCATACTACTCAATCAAGCGTGCTATCGATACTGTGGCAGATGCTGAAGTTGTAGAAATGAACGCAGCGTGCGTCCCGGGCCTCACTAACGAGAACCTTACTAAGTACCTTATTGATGTTTGTGAAGAAAGAGCAGACGCTTTAGCTATCATTGACCTCACTGGCGGCTTTACTCCACGCGCCGATGATATGTCTACTAACAAGACTGCTTCGGACCGTAAGGGCGACTTAGACACTGTTATCAGCAATATCAAGGCTCGTAACCTTAACAGCAGCTACGGCGCTTGCTACTACCCATGGGTCCGTATCAGAGATGACATCAACGGTGCATTCCTCGATATGCCACCTTCGGTTGTGGCTCTCGGCGTCATGGCTAACACAGAGCGTGCAGCAGACGTATGGTTCGCACCTGCTGGTTTCAACCGCGGCGGTCTAAGCACCGGTGCAGGCGGCTTACCAGTCGTCAACGTTGAGACTAAGCTAACTTCTCGCAACCGTGACGACCTCTACGAGGTTAACATCAACCCGATTGCTTCGTTCCCAGCAGAAGGCATTGTGGTCTTCGGACAGAAAACTGTTCAAGCCACTCAGTCAGCTCTGGACCGTATCAACGTTCGTCGCCTGATGATCTTCGTCAAACGAGGCATCTCAAGAATCGCTAGCACTACGCTGTTCCAGCCTAATGTTAGTTCAACTTGGAATAGCTTCAAGTCTAAAGCCGATAACTTCTTGGCAGATGTCAAGATCAGGTTCGGTGTCGATGACTTCCGTGTTGTTCTTGATGAGACTACCACAACTGCCGACCTTATTGATCGCAACATCATGTACGCTAAGATCTTTATCAAGCCTACAAGAGCTATCGAGTTCA